CTACCACAGATATATGTTGGACGGTCCGTATAGTTTTCAATTTCTCTTTGCCAGTTAATCTTTAATGACGCAGGACAAATGATTAAAATTCTTTTTGCTTCGGTTTCCAATGCCGCCACAATGGTTGATGTTGTTTTACCCAAACCCATATCATCGGCCAAAATAAATCTTTTGGTTTTAACAAGTTTTTCTACTGACTCAACTTGGTGT